CCAAAACCACCATTTAAAACCATTCCAGAACGGCCTTTATTAGTACTCATCAGAATGTTGTCGTATTCTAAATCGTAATGTAAAATATCTGCAACCTGGCCGCCAATATCATTCACTTCAATTAAAGCATATGCATCTTTATATTTCTTGCCCATAGCTGCAACTATAGTTGGAAGAAGCATGGGAGATATTATATTGTTTCTATATTTTGCTACAACCTTATACGGGGCTTCTGTTATATCAAAAACTAATATTGCACTATAGTCTTTTCCTTGGCCTCTGGAAGTGTCCACAGTCATTACATATGTTCTTTCATTTCTAGGCTCTTCGTATATCCAAAGACCTTCTTTTGTATAACCTAATGGTTTTTTGGCTGATAACACGTGAAGTTTAGCACTGGATATTAAAGTATTAGAGGAACCAATAAAATCACAATCGTATTCACTTTGAAACTTTTGTTCTCCTCCTGATCCGCCACCCAGTTGCTTTATAGTTCTTTCTTTCCATTTTTGGTCTCGCATAGGACCACCTGGATACAAAGGAACTTGGCTCCAATGAACTTCTATTGGAACGTATTCGCTTTTTCCTTCTTCTGTTGATTTTTTATTTGCTCCCTGCCAAAGACTATAAAACATGTTTAGACCGTTTGGTGTAGAAACAATAATAACTTTTGTGGTCTGACCAGATGTAATAGTAGGATACACTGAACTAAAAAACTCGTCTGCAACATTTGAAGGAACGTGAGCAAACTCGTCTAAGAAGATGACGTTATATGAACCACCGCGAACCGCAGAAGCGGATGTAGCAGACGCCATGACACGAGAACCGTTTTCTAAAGAAATAGAAGTCTTGTTCCATTCTATTACGCCGTGCTGCAACCATTTAGGAAGATACTCGTAAGCTTCCTTTAAGCGTTTCATGATCTCTGTTGCAGTTTTTAATTTGTTAGCAAGAATTGCTATATTGACGTTTTGATTGAATATTAAATAGTGAACCATCCACGCAACTGTAGTGGTAGTCTTACCGGTCTGACGGGGTAGTTTAGCAATAACGTATCTGTTATTTTGAATGGTATTTACAATGTCTTCTTGATAATCGTAAAGCTCAAACGGCTCAAGACCTTTATCTAGCGTTACAATCTTAATATATTTTTTAATAAAATACACAGGATCATTGGAACATTTGATATATTCCTCAACCTGCTCTTTTGTAAATTCTATTTGCGTCCCAATCTCTTTTAGATTAGGATTGCCTAGATATCCGGTTTTTTTCTTATAGCCCATTATTATTATCTAAAAAGGTTTGGCTGTTTAAAGCCTTAGTTCTACTTCGATCTTTATTAATTAAATCTTGCAATTCACTGGTAGAACCAACATAAATTGAATTGTTTGTTGTGTTCTTTACATTTACTGTTTCTTTTTTTACTGTTTTTGCTTTTTGGTGCAAATCTAAAAGATCTTTATTCATATCTGCAACAGTTTTTAATAGTTGAGATACGACTTCATATGCTCTAGGAGAATCTCCTGCCTTTGCTACTTTTAATATTTCATCTATAGCATCCGAACCGTTTGCTATTAACATTTTTATATTGTCTTTAGCGTATTGAAAGTCTGTATCTAAATTTTTTTCTTCTTTAGCTTCTATTGGTTTAGTTGGAGTTTCTTCCACTGGACCAATAAAATCAATACCCAAAGATTTACTAATAATATCATCGCTCATAATTTTTTATCCTGTAAAACCAAAAGTAATACCTTCTGGTGTAATTTCAGAAATTCCTTGATAAGATGTTATATTGTAGTCTGTTGATATCTTACCGTAAACATAAGATTTAAGATTAAACATATAAGAACTAATAATAGATCTTCTCTCGTTAAAATCGCCTTCGTATTCTTGAATTAAATTTGTCTGCATTAAAGTTATAGGAACGTCTACTTTTTGATGCAATTCTGTGTTGTTCATAGTAATAACAAATTCTGGACTAAAATAAGGAAGAATTTGTTCCATCACTTGAAGATTCTCGTCTATATTTCTAGTGTATACGTACAGACCAAAAGTAAAATTATAAGGAACCTCTGCATAAGCATATGCTGCGGTTAATCCGGTCGTGTCTGTAGTTTTTTTCTTCATTTTGTTTATATGCCTAACAGGATCATATGTGATGTTTGTTATTTCAAATGCGATCTGAGGCATATTAAGCTCGACACGTGTATTATCAGTAATAGAGCTGGGATAAATTAAACGTTTAATAAATTTTTCTTTAGCACAATACGTAATAGAAACTAAAAGGTCTCTGTTTTCTCCTGTAGGTGTCTTTTGCATAATATGAATATTATTAAATAGCGAACCAAACGCTATTACTAATTTTCTTATACTTTCGTTTTTGTAGTATGTAAACATTAATAGTTACCTTCAGAGAAAGGATCTGTTTCTGTAAAATCTAAAATACCATTATCTAAATTAGAAATTTCAGTATTTTCTGCAGTCTGACCGTGTTCGTATGTTTCAACGCTATCAATATCCGAATTTCCAGTACGAACTTGTTCTTCATTGTATGTGAAGAGGGCGCAAGATAGTTTGTAGCAATACAATTTACCTAATTGATAAAATGGATTTTCGTGTTCAACAAAATTTATTTCAAATAGAGCTCTGGCTAACGGAAAAAATATTAAATCGCCTTCGCGTGGTCTAATAATTTCTGGTATTTTAGTTTGTATTTCTTGTATGAATCGTTTTTTTGCAATAGTAAAATTAATATTGTCTCGAATTTCTAGACCAAACTTACTGGCAATATCGCCCTGCCCATCAAACCCCATCACAGAATCCACGTACATTTCTAACGGGATACCTACTTTAAAATATACTCCAAGTTGTTCGCCGAATAAAAGATCTTGATTAAATTTTTCTCTGGGAATGTACACCATATCTCTTCCCATTGTTTTAATAATTTCAATAGTAAGATCTTCTACAAGATTTTGTTCATCAGAATAGTCTTTAAAATACGGATTAGTTGCCATGTTATCCTGTCATGAAATCTACTGGTAGTTCTGAATTGTATAAGAACTCTTGTTCGATTTGTGCAATTTCTTGTATAGCTTGTTCGTATATTATTCCACCTCGCATAGTAACTCCACCTGGAAGGGCAACTCCATCAAATTTTGACATGTTTGCACCCCATTGTTTTTTTATTAATGCAGTTACATAACGTTTTAAATAACGATCATTATAAATTTCTGTATTCTTTTCGGGATCTAAAATAGCATAAGCTTGAATAGCAAGCCAATCCCCAACTTTAACTTCTTCTGTCCAATTCATGTTTAATTGTAGTTTATTTGTAACTTTACTAAACACAATTGCTTTTTCTGGTTGAAAGAAATCCTCGATCAATTTAATATAACGCATCATGGCATCGTAATTTGCCAAACCAAGAGAATGTGTGCCTTGTAAATTTCTATTCACACCAAAATAATCGGTCAGGGCCATTTGATATCGAATATCAAACATATTAATGTTTGAAAAATTACCAAATTGCATAACTTTAACTACAGAAACAATATCTTTTCCGGTTGGACCGTCTACACCATTTGGTGGTCCTATATCATCTGTGGAAATGTATTGATTTGTTATATCTTGTTGTGTTAGTTGGTATTTAAAGAATACCTTCTCAACGCCATCAAAATGGCGTTCCGTAAAGTAATCCAAAGCCTCGTCTAAACGGTCTTCGCATTGTTGCCAATCTACGTTTATTTCAACAACAGGTGCGCCCAGATTTCTTAGGCAGTATTGAATTAATTTTTCTCTTGAGTTTAAATTTGCCATAAATTACCTTAAAAGTATTTATGACAATTAAACATTTGATTTGGTATTATGTTTGTGGATCAGGATTTACATTAGTTTGATCCTGTTTTGGTGCAGTTTCTTGTTGGGGAATATTATCTGGTAGAGTTATAGGAGTTTTTAAAACTTCATTAAAATCTATGTTTTCAATATAATAACGTCTAGTAATTGGCTCATTAGCTTCATCTGGAGCACTTGGCTGATAATTACTAAATCCAGGCATGTTTAATGGACAGTTTAATCGGGGATAATCTAATTTACTGTAATTTTCTCCATTTGCCATTAACCAAGTATGAGGTTTATCACCACAACCACAACCACCACAATAATGCTTTCCTTCTGTTGTGCTTTGTTTTAAATGTTCACATGGAGGCAATTCTCCACCACGATCACTGTTACCAAAACAACTTAAAACTCTCAGTTGTTTGGTTGGTGGGTTTGTTTTTTTATCGTTTACGCCTCTAGAAACTATAGCACCAGCAAAGCTTTTAACCATACTCATTTTATTGAGTATTCCCTCTTTTTTAGCAGGTTCTGGCGCAACATTTCTAAAAGTAATAGGATTAGAATTAGTATTCTGTTCGTTGTTATTGTCTGGTTTTTTATTTTTATTACATCCACAGCCCATAATATAACTCCTTATAATTATATAGATTAGTATTCACAAAAAATCAATTTATTATTTTTCTATTAAATAAATTCTTCTAAACAAACGAATTTTTACAGGAGCATTTCTACTAATAAGGGAAACATCTCCATAAGAAGAAGAATTAGCGTCCTGAGCATAGTTATAATATCTTGTAGATATTTTTTGTTTAGTTTTTAGTTCAAATCCGGTTGATGATAAGTATAATCCATCTTTTAAATTTGCATCTTTATAAACATTTGTATCTAATTTTATATTATTAAAGTAAAAAGCCAATTCATCCTGACTGGGTAAATACCAGTCTTGGAATCCTTGTTTTTTGTAATTTTTAATGTATTTAATTAAATTTGTTTCTACATTAGTATCTGTATTGTATAATCCATCAGAATAAGAAATGTTAATACTGTTACCGGTTTCATTTTCTAGATTATAAGGGAGTTCTTGATCTAAATCTTGATCATCTGCCACTAAAATCCACGTTAATGAATTTATACCACCATTTCCATAACGCGCAGAATATACAGAAGGACTACCGGTATTACGATTGCCGTACAGTAAAGACTCTTTATTTGTAGCTACACTAAAGGTACCAACGTATACCCCTCCCTGATAATATTGTCCTATTTCAGGTATTTTTTTAATATAATTGGTAGAAGCATCTACTTGTGATCGATAAATTGATGGAGGAGTTCTTATATTTGAAGAAGTTGATGATATAACGCCATCACATATATTAGTATTACAAGAATACAATCCGGTTATGTCTGGAGGTGCCCAAAACGCACCACATTCACTTTCTATAGTCTTTTTGCATTCTGCATTTGCAACATCACAACAATGTCCTAGTATATTTTTTTGTGTTATCTTTGAATTTGTGCTGTCCAGCGTTTCTGGTTCTGGCACTAAACTATTATCATTTTTTACACCATTACAAGAAACATTACCACCATCTGCGATACACGTTCCGTTTAGTGTAAAACTTGGATATAATCCGTCGAGCAATCCTTGGTTTTTATCAGCACATTCTATTGCGCTCTCTACCGATTCACAAGTTTGTGTATATACTCCATTTACATTTTTCCAATAACAGCAAGCTCCTTGGGTGCCAATAAGATTAGGAATACAAGCGTTAGTTTGTGGACAAAAGGTTGAATTTGTTCCACCAAGAATAAAAAAACCTCCTTGGCATTGGCTTCTGTTGAGTACCACAGAATTAGTAGAACAACACCAACCACTTCCACCAGTATTCACGGTTGGTTTTACTTGTTGATTGGAAATTCTTGATCTAAAATGAATACTCATTTGATTAACAGTCTGGTAGTCCACTACAATCTGAAGTCACCGAACAATCCATAAGAACACACTGAGTTGCACCAGTATCGTCTGCTACTAGTTTATATTTATTTTCGCGGCGAGTTGTAGATCCGGTTAGTTCCACTTCCACAAGCCCGTGTACCGAAAATATTTTTGTCTTCTCGACAAGTCTAGTATATCTAGTATCCTGATTTATTAAATTAAGTACTAGTGTGACATAAAAATGCGTAACTGTGAATCCATTATACTCACTATTATTTGTCCGTTTTTCGTTATCAAATACACTTCCGCTCACATTCTCTAATCGTATCTGAGCATCATCAAACCATGATTGATACTGACTAGAAAGATTATACACAACACCATCATACTCATACCAAGCCATCACTGTAAAGCCATCAATAGCCCATTTAGTTCCTGATATAAAGTATAGACCATTATAATCAGTATCAATGCAAGAAGAAATATTGTTTGTACTACTGCACTTTGTTTTTATGTCTATTGTAAATGTTGATGGCGTTACTTTGATTACTTCTGCGTCAAAATTTATACTGGGTAAACTAGTAGTGGTTGGCACGTATTTTTCCACAATAGTAATAGGAGCGGATCGAGCGATTGGAGATCTACAATTTACTGAAGTATTAGTATTATTAGAATTATAAAAGTTTTCATTTCGACCGTTTGTATAATACACAACAAATTCATTATCAATTATGCCATTACCATCACTAGTATTTGAATTACTTACAGTTATTTGGGTTCCGCTTAATGCCTTTTTAATATCAAAATAATTACAACTATTCAGTACTGATTCTGTTACGGGGTCTTTGTGGCCTAATAGGTAATAAAAATATTCTCCGGTTTGTTCTGTTCCTAAACCATCATAAATTTTGGGTGTAATTATAGTGTCTGTTCCGTTTACGGTTTTAGTTAGTATTATGTTTCTAAAAGATCTTTTCGATGAATCGTATGCTCGTGAATTAACGCATTGAATATTAGTACCTCCCACGGTTACAATTTGGTCTACTCCACCGTTTTCTCCAATACACACCGTATAACAATCGTTACTGTCACATTTAATCAGACCACTTGTAGTACAATCCTGACACATTAATGGATACCAAAACAATTGATACAGTTGATAATAAATATTTATTTTTTGTTGTAAGGTATCATACCAAGCATTAGTATATTTTATTTGAAGTTCCCAACCACTCGGTTGTTGGTATGGGCATGGATTTTGACGATTTCTGTATAATACTCTGTTTATTATTAATTTTCTTTTATTTGTTCCAACAATTTCAGAAGTATCTGCATTTTTAATTTCGAAAGGCTCATTAAAATAAAAATTATTATCATCAGAAATAATACATTTAACTAAACCACAGTCTACGCCTTGACCGGCACGCGTGCCTTGACCACAACCTTCGTTGACATTTAGTGTGTTTATAATATCAATTAAACAATTCTGCCTACTAGTATCAATTTGCGTTGTTCCTCTTATAAAATATGTTTTTACAATTATAGCATATGTTACTGATCTTTCTACGGTAGTCGAACAAAATACTACTGCTCCGGGTCCTCCCTTTGGATTTACTGGAAGACCTCCAGAACCAACACAAAACTCGGAATACTTGCTTGTTACAGGTATAATAAAGTATCTAACATCGTGAGTGGCATCATTAAAATCTAATAAAACATCATTTTCAGGGGTTGTCGGTGCTGGGCAACAACTAGCAAAAGTAGTGTCCGCAATGAAAGTTATACCTTTATTTTGATTTTGTTGGTTAAACAATACCGGTAAACTATTATCTGGATTGATTGATGTTCTTATATAATTTATAATATTTTTAGAAATGTCATTTATATCAGTATTTAAAGTTATTCCTGCATTATAAAGATCTTTACTTAATTTTGATGAGTTTTCAATGTTAATTTGGGTCGAATATGGGTACCGTGTTTGATTACTTAATGAAACACCTTTACAACTATATTCTGTACCATCAAAGGTGTCCACACCAGTTCCTGTACAACCACCATCACAATTAGTTGTTAAAAATCCATATTCTTTGTGATTACAATTTTCTGCAATATCAGGAATAAGTGAATCATCATTTGCTCCTGTGATTTTACAATCATTAGTATCAAGCACAGGAGAAGTCACTGTACACAACGGAGTAAGGTTATAACCTTCTTCTGTTTTATTTAAATTCACACAAAAATCAAAAGATCCTTGTTGTTGTTGTACTTCATAATTAACTCTTTGCCCTGTAGGATCGACATAATAGCAATCTCGACAATATCTTGAAGCAATATAATCTATTTTTATTTGTCTACTATTGCCTGCACCACCACATGTACTAATAAATTGTGGTTGAGTAATGTATTGAAGTGATGTTTTAGCTACACCAGAACTATCTTTAAGAGTAAAAGTTAAAGGAGCGGTTCCGTATGTATATTCTGCCTCTATATTGTCGCTTGTGTTGTCCCATAGAACAGCAAAAGTTATACCTTCGGTTGGTGTTGGTGCTGTTATAACGTATCTTCCATTAGTGTCTAAAGTTCCAGAAACATCTCTTATATAAAAATTTCTCATTACAAGAGAAGTAGGAGGATCTGTAATTGAATTATTAAAATCTATGATAGCATTTGTATCATTTGTTTTTGCTGTAAATATTGCTATTTGTGATTTATTTGTTGGAGTTGCTGTGTTATCATAATTTAGTATAGTGGACGTGGTTGTTGGTGTTTCTGTATTTAAACTATAATTAAATGAACATACTCGTCCATCACAATTTGATGTGTTCCAAGATCCAGATAAAGTATCACATAATGATCTGCTAACTCTATCATAACAATTTCCATCTATACAACAAGAACCAACCAAACAAGTATCGGTGCAGCTAGTAAGAGCCGTAAACGTTCCTTGTAATATTTGTTCACATTGCTCTTTTGTGGTGTACTCTTGGCAAGAACCATCAGATTTACAACAAGATCCAACACCACCGTAATTAACCACATCATTTGTGCCAAAAAATCTGTCAACAAACGAAGCGTAATAAAAAGAAGAGTCAGGATCATTCTCAATACGAAGAATATTCATTCCTGGACTAAACGCATAGTTTTCTATACCAGTAATTCCAGGTTCAAAAATTACGTTTGAAGGTAGATTCCAGACATCGGTGCCTTCTATAAAAAATAACCAAGACTTTAATGTATTAATACTGGATTTACAAGAGAAAGCGGTTATTCCTACCGGAGTATTTATTTTAAAAACTGACGTTTTATCTAAATCTAAAACGTAACCTTCATAAGACGGTGAGGTTATTAAAACAGCAGCATAACAATTATTATTTAACTTTTTTTCTAAGCCTGCATAGTCTATATTAATTACAGCGTTTATTTCATTTGTGACTCC